AGCTGGTGCCTGTGGCAGAAACCGTAATTGACTCAGGCTTGTGGAAGTAATGAAGCTCTACAGTAAAATTTTGATCAGGTGTTGGACCAACAATAAATGTGTCATCATCAAAAATTGCATAATACTTAGGCGTTCCAGATGCCGAAGACGAGGGGTATGCCTCTCTGATAAAATTAACATCTTTAAACATTAAGTATTCATAGCCAGAGTTATCTATAGCCAAAGAGTAGGGTGCCAAAAAATCTGACGGGGTAGCCAAATACTCATTGCCAGATGTCATGTTGCCAGTCTTGTTGATCCTAAAGTCTGGAAGCTGAACTGACTTTAGAATTTGGTCTTCAGCCTGCTGAATAATAGTATCAAGATTATTTACAAACGTGGTTTCTGTTGTCTCTAGATAATCCTGTATTGCTGACTTAAGCGTTGCAAGAGTCCAAGCCATTAGGTCACCACCTTTACATTTCCAACATGAGCCGTAATATCTAATGCCACCGTTCTGCTGCCCAGCTCTGTTACGCCGCCGCCAACAGGGTTAAAAGCAAATTGTCTGCGGCTTTCTTCTAGCGACTGATCTGGTCTAGGATTTCTTAACGCCTGCGGGTCATCTGTGCGAACACGGCCAAGCTGAAGCTGGGGCTGATCTGGGTCAACAACATCTCGACCAACAAGAAGTCCTGTCTTCCTAAGGTTAACAATTTGGGGAACTAAATCTTTTTTAGGGTATCTAAACCCAGTGCGGTCGCAATAACCAAACGCATGCTTTCCACTGGCATAACTCAAAAGGTATACCCTCCCGGAGAAATAAACAGAGATGCTTTGTCTCTAGCTGCATCAGCCGCCATCTCCCATTGCTCATCATAGTCTGCCTTTAATAGTTGAGCGCGGTCGGCAGCCTGAGGATATTTTTTAGCAAGGTTGTATGCAAGACCAGCAACAAGACATGGCAAAAATCTTGCAGGAACATCCATATTGTTTGAGGCAGGCTTGCCAGAATCCTCAACACGCTCCATATAATAGAACCCAAACGTGTAGGTTTCTTGACTATCCGGCACCGGCCATAGCTTAATGGTAATGCCAGAGGGCTTGCGCTCAACATAATACTCAAGAGGTTTTGATTGGGTCAGCTTGTTTGAAAGGTGGGCATACTGACTAATTGATATCCTACTCATGCTTTGATCGAACTGACCGCTTGTGTTACCAGCATCTGTACGCAAGTACGCGTCAACAATATCAAAGACTTGAGGGTCTAGGTCATAGTTGCCTGTGCCGGGGGTGAGAACCTGAGTTCCTTCCTTAACAGTCCACAAGTTTAAACCTTTGTTTTGCCACTCAAGCATCAATAGATCAATGCTACGCCGAGCTGTTTTGTAGTCATAGCCACTACGAAGCTCTAATCCTGCTCTTTCAAAAGCCTCTTCTATTGCCTCTGAAAGGTCTAGGTTAAATGCGTATGTGCCACTGGTTGTCATTAGCGAACTCTACCCTTTGTTTTGCCTCTGGTAGCACAGCCATCAATAGGCTTAACTCGTCCGCCTGTTTTCATTTGAATAGCCTTGCCAGCTGCATTTCGCTCTTGAGATGTCGTCTGACCTCTAAGCATTTTTTCTTCTTCTTTCTCGTCTTTTCTATCTTCCATAACAGACATGCCAACACCAAGTATACCGGGCAACTTTCCTTGGCTTGCTGCATAAAGAGGGCTAATCGCACTCAGTAATCTTTTTTCATTTTTTCCCATTACGCTTTCCTCTTTTAACTGTGTCAACTTTCTTTCTTGAGCCGGGTGCTTTGCTAACTTCTTTACCAGTTTGTGCTCTACTAATTGGCATAGCTAACCTCGCCTAGACTTAGCGCCAGAACATTTCCAGCGCTTACGAGAAAGATTGTTTGGTGTGTTTGGATCATTCTGTTTTTCTTTTGGCAATCGCTTCTTAATGCCAAGAGATCTAGCACAGTAGCTGTCGCCCTTGCTTGTACCCGGCTTAACTCTTGGGCCACCGCCTTTGGCTTTACCAGCCTGACCGTAGCTAACTTTTTTTCCGGTAGATGTTACTTTAACCTTTGCTTTACCTTTTGCGGGACTCTTGCTGGCCATTATCTATGCCTCGCTGTTTTCTTCGCGACCTTCTTTGGCTGAGACGAATGCTGCTTGCCCTTCTTGGTGTCTTCTCTCTTCTTCTTTGTTGTTGCTGCATACTCAGAAGAAGACAAGGACTTAATAGCCTTTTCGGGAAGATACCTTTCGCCAGTTGCTTTTGATCCTTGAGTGGACGGCTTGCCAGACTTTGTTGTCCATTTCTGGTCTGTCCACTTCTTAAGACTTTTTTGTGAAGACTTCAGAGCCATTAGTCTTTATAGCCTCCACCCTTGGCCTTGTATTCCTTAGCAAGCATTTGCGCCTTTCTCGCGCTCCACTGGCCCGGCTTGCCGCCTTTTCCACTAGCCTTAATCTTATTAAACAAAGATTTTCTCATAGTAGGCTTAGTGTAGTTGCCTGCCTTGTTAACCGTGGACTTGGATGTTTTTTTAGTAGCCATTACTCGTAAAACATGTCCGCTTCAAGAAGGTTAGTCATAACAAAGTATACGCCTAGCGTGGTAATAAAGCCGCTATTAGGTACGTTAAACACGTTTGCAAATGCATCATTTGCAGCAACCCCTTTACACATAAGCCATCTTTTTGGCTTGGCTTGGTTTGGGCCACTGTTTGCAACGTAAACGCAAGCCGGACTCCCTGTGATCGTGTCAGAGTTTAGCATTGTAACTGTAAAGGCATCAGCAGTTGTTACTGTAATTGAGTAATTGCCCGAGCAGGCTGTTCCTCCCGTTCCGGTGCTAAAGTCAATACCAACAACATCACCCGTAGATAACCCATGACCAGTGTCAGCCACCGTTACTGTTGTACCAGACTGACCATATGTCCCTGAAAGTGGAGCTGTGTTGGTATCAAAAACTGCAAGCTTTCCTTCACTGGCGGTGCCAATAATTGAAAACTCTTTAAGTCGGTGAGGCCCAAGAACAGCAAATCCGCTTTCGCGCTTACTGACTTGAAATATCTGAGATAAACTGTTCACAAAACTTCTCCTTTATAAAAGGGGCTTTCGCCCCAATCATTATGGCTGATCAGAAAACGCTGGTGCAGTAGCAGAAACAATATTGCCCCAAACATACCAGTTGGTGTTATCTTTGGCGAGGATGTTAATTTCCATGATTCCAAAGTCTGTCAAGGTAAGAATAGAGTTTGAGTTTCCGTCCGCGTATACAGACACGTTGTCCGCGTTTGTATCAAGATGCTGGAGACCACCAATAAAGAAGTTTGTATCAGATCCCGTATCAATAATCAGGTCTTCTGTTTCTTCAGCCGCGCCACCGTAAATCAATTTAAAATACAGACCGGCAGAAGGATCAGGAAGTGTAACTGTGCGGTTTGCAGCAACCGCAGGAACAACGATAACTCGACCACCATGCACCGCTCCAGACAATGTTACGTTTGCATCGGTCAATAAAACTGGGGAAACCTGAACGCCAGATGAATTAAAAGTAAAAGATGTAGATATAGCTCCGCTTGTTGCACCTTTTGATACAACTTGGAAACCGTTTTCGGACCGAACCGGTCCTGTAAAAGTTGTGTTAGCCATGTCAATCTCCTGTCGTGGCAAGTGTCAGCATTGTTGCTGTCAGGGGAATAGAATAAAAAGGGGCCGAAGCCCCTTTAGTTTAGTTTGCTCCGGGCGATCCGTAGATGCCAAGAGGATCTGAAACACCGAAGCTGTAACGCTCACGAGCTTTGTAGCGAACGTTGCCAGTGTCGAAGTCTCCATCCATTGAAGTTTCCATCGCAGTACGCTGGAAGTGCTTCAATCCGTTTGGTACATCAGTAATGAGGAAGAACGCATTGTTATCAGTCAAGTAGTGGTTGACTGCATATCCGCCGGTAATTGAACCCATGTTACGGATTGCGTTGATATCATTATCTGCTGTAGCAACACGCTGAGTTGTTTCAAGCAAACGCTCTGCTGTAAACATCAACGCGGGCGGAACAATCAATCGCGTTGGTCGAGCTGCAATCAACAAGCCTCGCTCATCAGTGAAGGCAGCAATCTCAATGATTGCGTTCTCTAATGAAGTCTCGTTTAAGTCAGCACCTACCGAAGGACGGTTAGCATTAACACCACCATTTACCAGCGGGTGGTTGGCGTTAAATAGTGTTACACCATCGCCAGAGTTAAAGGTAGTGAAACCATTGTTCAATAGGTTCGCTGCTTTAACCTGCTTAGTGTATGCCATACCGCGAGCCAAAGCTTTGGTGTAACGTGCAGACAATGAGTCATACAGGTTATCTTCCATTGCTTCCTCAGTGATTGAGAAGCCCATCGCGATTGTTTCGTGGTTGTATCGAGCAGTAAAAGATTCCTGTGCTGAATCATAGCTAATAGCTGCACCTTCAGCTTTAACAGGTGCGGCACCAAAGCCACTCAACTTCACTTCTTCTTCAAATGATCGCTCAGACGTTTCCGTCTCATAAATCATTTCGTGCTCGTCTTCATACTTTTCGTACTCCAAACCAAACAAGGCATTAAGCCCGGGCAGGAGTTCCTTAAGCATCTGTGCGCGTGAAATAGCCATTGCTTAATTCTCCTTATACGCCAGTGGTGTTGGAATACTGGTGGCCAGCATTGAACTTAACGATCACATCTGTAAATGCATCACCCACAGCACTGTTTGGACCATCAACAAAGTCGATGATTCGCAAAGGCAGTGTGTTAGTGGTAGCAATAGATGAGCCGTCAACAGCATTTTTGCTGCGTCCGATGCTAGTTGATCCAGCGGTTTGTACTACAGCAACGTTGTTGCCCAAGCCTGTTTGTGCGATAGCCTCATCAGACTGCATACGCATCAACACGTTTGGATCATCAACAACATAGGCGACAATGTCGCTTGCTGCTGTGCTCGCAGGGAACGTCTGAGAAAAAGTTAATTCGCCAGTTGTAGGGCTGGTGAAAGCGCAACCAACAAAAACACCAACAGGCGTTAATGTGGTGGTGCCAGTATCTTTCTCAACTGTACCTGTGTTTACTAACTTGACGAAATCGCCATAAAAAATAGCGGTGCCGTACCCACTTGCAACTTTGATGTGACGAACTTTTCCGGTGAAAGAGCCGCTCGCACTCAGCGTATCAGTAGGTTCCGCACCCA